GGTGGCAAACACTAAATTAAAGCGTATGCCTAAAGATGCTAAGGAAGTACGAGACAGGGCTATTGAAGATTTAGAATTCTTTGCCCGTCTTGTTAACCCCGGCTACATGTACGGGGAAGTACATAAAGAGATATTCAGGTGGATGCAGGACTATAGCCTGTATGGACAAGGTGAGAAGCTTACTAGTAACAAACTAATCATGTTACCTCGTGCTCACCTAAAGTCTCATATGGTTGCTACATGGTGTGCTTGGATTATTACAAGGCACCCCGAAGTAACTATACTATACGTATCAGCTACAGCTGAGTTGGCACAAACCCAACTATTCGCTGTACAGAATATCTTAGGTAGTAGTTTATATCAACGATATTTCCCTGAATATATTAATCCACAAGAGGGTAAGCGAGAGCGTTGGTCTACTGTTAAGCTATCAATAGACCACCCACAACGTAAGAAGGAAGCCATACGAGATGCAACTATTTCAACAGCTGGCCTTACTACTAACACTACTGGTTGGCATGCTGATATTGTTGTTGCAGACGATTTGGTGGTTCCTGAAAATGCTTATACAGAAGACGGTAGAGAGTCAGTTAGTAAGAAGTCATCCCAGTTTACTTCTATACGTAATGCGGGTGGATTTACTATGGCCTGCGGTACACGTTATCATCCAGTAGATATCTATGATGTTTGGTCTAACCAAGTGTATGATGTGTACGATGATGAGGGTATTAAGGTAGACCAACAACCTGTATGGGATAAGAAAGAGTATAAGGTGGAGATAGATAATATCTTTACTTGGCCTCGTGCTATCCGTACTGATGGTAAAGCCTTTGGGTTTGATATACAAACATTAGCTAGGATAAGAGCTGAGTATAGTGATAGGATACAGTATTATGCTCAGTACTACAATGACCCATCAGACCCCGGTAGTGACCGTATAAGCAGAGAGAAGTTTCAATACTTTAACTCTAGGCACTTAAAGAAAGAAGGCTCTAGGTGGTTCTACAATGGCCGTAAGCTTAATGTATATGCTGCTGTGGATTTCGCATTCAGTCTAACTAAGACAGCGGATTATACCGCTATTGTCGTAGTAGGTATTGACTGTGATAGTAACTACTATGTCCTAGATATTGACAGGTTTAAGACGGACAAGACACTTGAGTACTTTAAGCATGTTGCAGCTCTACATTCTAAATGGCGCTTCCAGAAGCTCCGTGCTGAGGTGTCAGTTGCTCAGAAGGTGATTGTAAACAGTATTAAAGATTACGTCCGTAAGGAGGGTCTAAGAATCTCTATTGATGAGTTTAGACCTAGTAGAGCAGAGGGAACTAAGGAAGAGCGTATCGCTGCTGCCTTAGAACATCTGTATGATAACTTACAAGTGTGGCATGAGGAAGGTGGTTGGTCAGGAGTATTAGAAGAAGAACTAGTACTAGCACGCCCAGCTCACGATGATGTCAAGGATGCACTAGCGTCTGCCGTTGAAATAGCGGTAGCCCCAGCTAAGAGTATGGGGTCTACTATGAAGGACTTCTTTACACAAACAAAAGCAACCAACCGATTTGGTGGCGTAGCTTACAGGTAACAAGGAATAATATATGTCTACAGCAGTAGTCGAAATAACAAGTATGATGGAGAGGAGTGGCCCTGCTGCATGGGTAGCTAACCTATGGAGTACTACACATATGCAGCGTGCTGGTAAGGTGGATGAGTGGTCTGAGTTACGTGATTACGTATTCGCTACAGATACAACCACCACCACTAACTCACAACTCCCTTGGAAGAATACTACCACCCTACCTAAGCTATGTCAGATACGGGATAACTTACATTCTAATTACCTGACAGCCTTGTTCCCTAACGAGAACTGGTTACAGTGGGAAGCTAGTACTATTGACTCTAACAAGAAAGAGCTTGCTAACATTATCGAAGGGTACATGTCTAACAAGTGCCGTAAGAGTGGATACCGTACCGAAGTAAGTAAGATGATTTATGACTACATAGACTTCGGTAATGCTTTCTCTACTGTAAGCTTTGACAACAAGTTTAAGATTAACTCTTCTGGTGAGAAGGTGTTAGATTATATTGGGCCTCGTTCTCACAGGATTAGCCCACTAGACATAGTGTTTAATCCACTAGCTAGTTCTTTTGAGGACACATGGAAGATTGTACGTAGTATAAAAACTATGGGTGAGCTTAAGCTAGCCTCTGAACAAGACCCAGACCAAATCTTCTGGAAGGAAGCCATAGAGCGTAGATTAGACATCCAATCTAAGATGGGTGGTTACAGCATGGAAGACTTCAATAAAGCCACAGGATACTCTGTGGATGGCTTTGGTAACATGCATGAGTATATGCAGTCAGACTTTATGGAAGTGTTAGAGTTTTACGGGGATTTCCATGACCCAATCACGGGTGAGGTTATGACCAACCGCCTAATCACCATAGTTGACCGTAGTGTTATGGTACGTAATGTAGAGATACCTACGTACACAGGTAAGGCTGCTATCCGTCACGTTGGCTGGAGATTACGTCCAGATAACCTATGGGCAATGGGGCCACTAGATAACCTAGTAGGTATGCAATATCGTATTGACCACCTAGAGAATCTCAAGGCTGATGCTGCTGATTTAATTGTACATCCCCCATTAGTAATCGTTGGGGAGGTAGAAGAGTTTTCATATGGCCCAGGAGCTGAGATACACATTGATGAGAACGGCAGTGTAGGTGAACTTGGCAAGAGTCTATCAGGACTTATCCAAGCCAGTAATGACATACAGATGTTAGAAGATAAGATGGAACTATTTGCAGGTGCTCCTCGTGAAGCTATGGGTATACGTAGTCCCGGTGAGAAGACAGCCTTTGAGGTAGACCAATTAGCTAGTGCTGCTGGTAAGATATTCCAAGAGAAGGCAACAGCCTTTGAGCTTGGCATACTAGAGCCTAACCTTAATGACATGCTTAACATAGCTCACCGTAACCTCAAGAACATAGAGAGCATCTCTGTCTTGGATTCGGATACAGACGCTACAATCTTTGTTGATGTATCTAAGGCTGATTTAGGTAGTGATGGTATTCTACACCCAGTAGGTGCAAGGCACTTCGCTGAGCAGGCTAGGTTTGTACAAGAGTTCTCTGCCTTATCTAATACAGCAGTGTTCCAGTTAATAGCCCCTCACATCTCTAGTAAGGCGTTAGCTAGTGCATTCGGCTCAGCCCTTAACGTAGAGAAGCTAGGTATCTTTAAAGCTAACGTAGCTGTGGAAGAACAAATGGAAACTCAACGCTTACTGAATGGCGCAGAAGAACAGTTAGAGGTTGAGGCTGGACAGGAGCCTATAGTATAATGAAACAGTCATGGACTAAAGGGTTGGACGAGAAGGCTGCCTTAGAGATTAAGGGTGAGTATACATCCGCAAGGTTAGCCCTTAAGAGACTGGCTGTAATGCTGCATGATAAACAAGCTACCGCTATAAAGAACGGACGCTCTAAGAGTGACTATGAATGCCCTAATTGGTCTTTTAAACAAGCTGATTTGATAGGGTATACTAGGGCGATAGATGACATCATAGATTTAATTGGAAATTAATTGTATTTATTTCAATTTTAATGTGGTGTTTAGCCCTAAAAAGTGATATATATAAGTATATAGTAAATTATATTTAGACTTACTAAGTAGATATTAATAATGATATCATCTTCTATCATATTAATCTTATCTCTTATACAAGTATATAATCAGATGAGGAAGGAATAGAATAATAAGGACAAGCCTTTAGGACTTTGGATATCACTGCTTACAGCAGCCCACCTTAGTAAAGGCCCCCTTCTCTATTCCTGATGCGTCCTAACTTAATACGTAACTTAGCCAGTGAAGCATTGTTGGTGATGCAGCTGATTTGTAACCAGCAGAACTAGGTTCAACTCCTAGCTCAGGCTCCAATTTAATAATAGGAATACTTTAGATGGCTGACCAGCTTTTTAACGATGATAACCCAGTAACACCTCAGGCAACCCCTGAACAAACTACACCAGTATCAACTCCCAATACCTTGTTCGCTGACCAGTTAGCAAGCATTAAGAATGATAGCGGTGAGCAGAAGTATGACACTCCAGAGAAAGCATTAGAAGCTTTACAGCATTCGCAACAATACATCCCAGAGCTTAAGGCGCAAGCCGCTACACAAGCACAGGAAATAAGTGATTTAAAAGCGAAGCTGGAAGCTACACGCACAGTGGAAGAAATCATATCTCAGCAAACCCCTCCTACTAGTAATGAGCCTACCAGCCCTGCACTTGGACAAGAGGATGTACAACGGATGGTTACAGAAGCGTTAACCCAGCGGTCTGCTGCGGATACTCAATCTGCCAATTCATCCCAAGTCAGTAAAGCCTTAACAGAGAAGTTTGGTGACAACGCTCAAGCAGAGATAACAAAAATAGCTGCATCGTTAAACATGAAACCATCTGAGCTAGGGGCTTTAGCCAAGAGCAACCCAAGCATGGTACTAGCCTTGTTTGGAGAAACAACTGGTAGCGTCTCAACTACAACTAATAGCTACAACTTATCACCTACTACTACAGTAGAAGAGCTTAAAGCTCCTGATAAAAGTATGCTACGTGGTGCAACATCTAAAGACATAACATCGTTTATGCAGCAGATACAAGCAGACGTATACCGTAAGAACGGAATTACTCAATAGGATAATCTAAATGCAATTAACTAGTAATACACAAGCGTTCATTGAAGCAGAGCAATACTCTAGTTTCATCTTACATACGCTACATGACGGCTTACTGCCTGATTCGTTTTATCGTAATGTCACAGATTTCATGTCAGGCACTACTTTAAATATTAAAACAGTTGGTAACGTGACTCTTCAAGAAGCAGCCGAAGACACCCCACTTACCTACAACCCAATTGAAACTGGTAACATCACATTAGCCATTACTGAATACGATGGTGATGCTTGGTATGTTACTGATGACTTACGTGAAGATGGCACTGACATCAACTTGCTTATGGCAGAACGTGGTCAAGCTTCTACTCGTGCTTTCCAAGAAGTGTTTGAGACTAAGTTCTTAGCTGCTTGTAATAACGCACAGACTGATGCTAACGCTAACACTATTAATCAGCGTCCTCATCGTATCGCCTCAGCAGAGACTAACGATATATTCGCCCTACAACATCTTGTCGAGATGCGCTTAGCATTTGATAAAGCTAACGTACCAGCCGAAGGTCGTGTATTCATCTGTGACCCAGTTGTGGAAGCTACGCTTAATGGCTTAGTAACCATCACTCACGATGTTACTCCATTTGGTGCCTCTATCCTTGAGAAAGGTTTAGCATCAGGTCAACGCTTTGTTAACAGCTTGTTCGGTTGGGACATCATCCAATCTAACCGCTTACCTACTGGTTCTTTCGGTGATGGCACTGCGTCAGTAACGGGTGTTGCTAACATCTTCATGTGTGTATTAGATGACCAAACTAAGCCTATTATGGGTGCGATTCGTCGTATGCCTAAAGTAGAAGGTGAACGTAATAAAGACCGTGGCCGTGACGAATTCATAACTCGCTCTCGTTATGGTTTCGGGGCACAACGCCTAGACTCCTTAGGTGTTCTAATCACTTCTGCTACTGCAATCGCATAAGGAAATAAATTATGAGTTTTGAAGATACAGCTGGACTAAATGTCAGCAATCATTATGGCGCTCGTACATCTGGTCAAACATCAGGTGTAATTAAAACCGAAGGTGCTAAGAACCAACTATCTATCCAAGTAGGTGCTTCTGAGTTGGCTAACAACTTATACCAAGCTCCTATCATCCCAGCTGGTAGTTTAATCACTTCTGTACACGTTAAGGTATCTGAGGCTTTCGCCTTAGGTGGAACAACTCCTACCATTGATATTGGTACTCAAGGTTCTACTTCTACTAACAACGTAGACCTGTCTGAGGCGCAAGCTGAGGCAGTTGGCTTATATGACATTAGCACTGCTGCTGGTACTTGGGCTAACTCCCTTGTAGCTGACACCATTGTAGATGTATCACTAGGTGGTGGTTCACCTACTGTAGGCGCTGCTGGTGAGTTAGAAGTAGTTATCGAGTATATTTCTATTGTAGTGTAACTACTAATTAATAGAATTTAATAAAGGCTGACTGGCTAAAAATCAGTTGGCCTTTTTTATTAAGGAGATTTCATGGCGGAGCATAATACGCTAACAGGCTCATCTCTACACGAACCTAAGGGTGTAGATGTAGCCACAAGTAATCAAGTGTATATATCCAACGGTTCAGGTAGTGGTACGTGGACTACAGCAGCATCAGTTTCCTCTTCTGTGATACCTGTATTTGCAATAGCGGATTTTGGTGATGTAGTGGGTGGGGCTATCCAACTAGCAGCCAACACTAAGTATATATTAAGGGAAAGTGTCTCTACTGATGTCAGGTTTATAGGCGGAGTTAACACAGTAATAGCTGGTGAGGATGACTACATAGTAGCACTAGAGTACACAGGGACAGGTACAATGTTTACTGGTGTAGATGTGACAACTAAGTTCATACAGATTGGACTGACTGCACCGAATGGCACAATGTTTGATTATGAAGACACAGCAGGTAATGAAGGAATTAATAGTA